TATCAAGGAGGGATACAATATGCAGAATTGGAAGAAGAAATAAGTAATTATCATTTAAACAATATTCTGAATGGTCTTTCCCCATCAATGTTAATTAACTTTAATAATGGCACGCCAAACCCACAGGAAAGAGAATTAATTGAACAACGTATAGCACAAAAGTTTAGTGGTTCGAGTAATGCAGGAAAATTTATACTTTCATTTAACGATAATAAAGATGCACAGGCAGAAATAACACCTGTACAATTATCGGATGCTCATAATCAATACCAATTTCTAAGTGATGAATCACAAAGCAAAGTATTGGTAGCTCACAGGGTAGTTTCTCCAATGCTTTTGGGTATAAAAGACAATACAGGTCTTGGAAATAATGCAGACGAAATTAAAACTGCTTCTACACTTATGGACAACACAGTTATTAGACCTTTTCAGGAACTTTTAATTGATTGCTTTGATCATATACTTGGTTATAATAATATTGCCTTAAACCTATACTTTATAACGTTACAGCCATTAGAATTTACTGATGTTGACAGAAGCGTACAAACAGATGATGAAATTGAAGAAGAAACAGGAATTAAAATGTCTGTACAATTAAAACAAATTGATGGGCATAATGTTTATGAGACTAAAGAAGAAGCAGAGCAACAAGCAGAAAAAATGGGATGTTCTGGTCATCACGAACATAAAGAGGGCGATAAGGTATGGTATATGCCTTGTGAATCACACGATAAAATAGATTTAAAAAAACCTTGTTATGATGGTTATGAAATGATTGGAACAAAAATTAAGAACGGCAAAGAAGTTCCTAATTGTGTGCCTATTAAAATGTCAGATGAAGAAACTGAAAATATTTTAGGTTCACTTTCAAAATCAGCACATAAATTGTCTGATGATTATGTTTTAGTTGATGAAATTGATTCTGATAATGATGTAAATAACGAAGATTGGGCTAATTATTTAATTAAAGAAAAAAAAAGCACTTTATCTCAAATAAAAAAATTACTGGGTTTAGCAGATGAAATAAAATCCAAAAAAAAAGGAAGCTCTTATAGTGATTTAGATTCTAAAAATGGATTATATAAAATTAGATACACTTACGCAATAGGTTCAACAAAACCAAGCAAAAGCCAAAGAGATTTTTGCAGAAATATGATGAATATGGCAAACTCTGGTTTGGTTTGGACTATAGAAGATATTGATAAAGCTTCAAGAGAGGGAGTTAATAAACAATTAGGTCATAAAGGCAGAGCTTATGATCTATTTAAATTTAAAGGAGGCGTTTATTGTAGACATAAATGGAAAAAAGTTCTATATAGATTAGAAAGTAATACTGAACCATCTGAAAATTTGGATAATTACAAAAAAACAAGAACAATACCTAAAACTTATAATAGAAATCCAAGAGGTTCTAAACAGGCTGCAATAGCACCAGAAAATATGAAAAACAGAGGGGCATATCCAAAATAAAAAATTATGGCAACAGCATTATTTATAAATAGAACAGATTTAGTTAGAAATTCAATAATGGATGGCAATGTTGATACTGATAAGTTTATACAATTTATTAAAATCGCCCAAGAAATCGACATCCAGAACTACACTGGCAGTGATCTGTACAATAAAATAGCAACATTAATATCTAATGGCGAAATTGATGATGTGGCTAACGCTAAATACAAAACATTACTTAACACATATTTACAGCCAATGTTAATTTGGGCAGCTCAAGTGTATTATATTCCTTTTGCAAGTTATGCTATAAAAAATGGAGGTGTATTTAAGCATAGATCAGAAACAAGCGAAACAGTAAGTAAAAACGAAGTAGATTATTTAGTAGATAAAGCGAGGGAATTTATGGAATATTATTCAAGGCGTTTTATTGATTTTATGGCATTTAATCAATCAGACTATCCCGAATATACAAGCAATACAAATGACGATATTTACCCTGATTATGATGCACTTTTTAATGGATGGGTACTATGAGATATAAACCAAAACAAAAAAATATAGAAAAACTTAAAACGTTTTTAAAGAAACAAGAAAAAAACAAAAAATATGGCAAGTCTATTTAACACAAGAATATCGGACACTTATTCAGGATTGATCAAAACTATTGACAATGCTGCTATAACTGCAAGTCTGAAAGAAATAACAGATGGAAATGGAACAGGAACAGGCTTGTTCGTTAATAATGCTGGGGATTTTAAAGTTACTGCAATTCTTGAATTTGGTTCTTTAAAAGATACAGGGGAAAATATAACTATAACTAAATTTGTTGATGAAGCCGATGGTATTGCTAACAATGATAACGACACCACAATTCCAACAACTGCTGCTATTATAGATTATGTTGCTGCTCAAATTACAATTGAAGATTTAGATTTTACAGGGGATTCAGGTTCTGGTCAAATTGATTTAGATTCTCAAATATTTGCAATTAATGGAACAGCAAACGAAATTACTACTGTTGCATCTGGTCAATCAATAACGTTTTCTTTAAATTCTGCAGGTGTAGTTTTACCTAACAATTCAACTGCTACAACACAAACAGCAGGAGATAATTCTACAAAAATTGCTACAACCTCTTATGTAGACACTTTAGATGCTGCAAGTGATTTAGATTTTTCGGGTGATAGTGGAACAGGTGATGTTAATTTAAATACTCAAGTTTTTGCAATTACAGGAACTGCAAACCAAATAGAGTCAACTGCATCAGGTCAGGGTTTAAGTTTACAATTCCCAAGTGCTGGAGTTACATTGCCAAATGGTTCTGTAGCAACTACTCAGGCATCAAGTGATGATTCTACAAAAGTAGCTACAACTGCGTATGTTAAAGGTTTAAACAATGCAAGTGATTTAGATTTTACAACAGATTCAGGAAGTGGCGCAGTAGTTTTAAATTCACAAACTTTAAGTGTTTTAGGAACAACTAATGAAATAGAAACATCAGGTTCTGGTCAAGCAGTAACAATAGGTTTACCAAGCACAATTAATGTAAATGTAACAGGTAATCTTACAGGAAATGTTACAGGAAATGTTACTGGAGATTTAACAGGAAATGCAGATACAGCTACAAAATGGCAAACTGCAAGGGATTTATCTTTAACAGGTCAAGCAACAGGTACAATTTCCAGCGTTGATGGTTCGGGAAATGTTAGTGGTGCAGTAACGTTAGATAATAATTCTGTAACAGCAAAAGTTCTTACAGGCTTAACATCTCCATCTTCAAGTTCTGTTTTAGCAACCGATACAATACTTGAGGGATTTGGAAAAGTACAATCACAAATTAATGGTTTAGCAGGTGGATTAAGATTTATGGGAGATTGGAATGCAACGACTAACTCGCCTGTATTAAGTTCAGGTGGTGGTGAAGCTGCAAATGGCACAACAACATCAACAACAGCAAATAAATTAGTAGATAGTTCGGCAAGTTTTACAAGTACCGTAACTGTAGGAGATCAAGTAGTTAATCAAGTAGATGGTCAAACTGCTTTAGTTTCAAACGTAGATAGTGATACTACACTTTCTTTAAGTGCAGATATAATGGTAACAGGCGAAGCCTATACAATAGATAATAGCCCTTTTATAACACAAGGACATTATTATGTTGTAAGTGTTGGAGGTACAACATCTTTAAATGGTATATCAAATTGGTCAGTTGGAGATTGGGTTATTGCTGGTGCGAATAATCAATGGACTAAATTAGATCATTCACAAGTAGATGGAACAGGAACAGCAGGAAATTTGACCAAATGGGCTTCAACAAGCGTAATAGCAGATTCAATAGTTTCAGAATCAGGAACTGCAATTACAGTAGATGGTTCATTAGCAACAAATAGTTTTTTAAGTTCAACAGGAAACTTTTCAGTAAACACAAATAAATTTACAGTAGCTTCTTCAAGTGGAGATACTGCCTTTACAGGAGATTTAGCAATTAACACAGATAAGTTTACAGTAAATGCTACAAGTGGAAATATATCAGTTGGAGGAACAGGAACTTTTGCAGGTAATATAGAAATGAAAAGTGATGCGTCAAATAATACTAAATTTCTAAGAATATGGAATGAGGGTACTGCTACAAATGATGATGCAGTTTTAACTTGGCAAACACAAGCATCAAGAACATATAGTATGGGAATCCATAGAGATTCAGGAAAATTAGTTATATCAAGTGCTGATTCAAGTGTAGCAAGTTCAGAACTTATTACTATTGATACATCAGGTAACTCAACTTTTGCAGGAAACGTAGGAATTGGAACTGATTCGTCTACTGCTAAATTATCAATTCAAAGAGCATCAAATGCAATTAACACAGAGATTAGTTTTAAAGATGGAGGAGGTACAAGGGCAGGTGTTATAGGAATGGAAGGAGCAACTACAAATGATATGTTGCTTAGTACATTAGGAGGGATAA